GGTAAATGGTTTGTCTGGCAATTTGAAAAAAAGGTAAAGAAGAAATGAAAAAATATACATACATTGACTTAGAAGATACCATCTATAAGGTATGGCAAACCAGCGATGACCTTGAGACGCTGTACAAGTACCATGGCGACGCTGAACAGCCAATGACAGAGGACGAAGTAGCAAACACGTTGATTGGCCTTAAGCAGCTACACGACATGCGCTGCTGGCAATTGATGGACATGATGACACGAGTCTTTGAGCTGAACCAGTACTGCACCGACCCAGAGAAATTAGCGGCAAGAGATGCAATACTAAAACATGTAAATGAAATTAAACCAAAGAAGAAAGGAAGTAAAAAATGAGCGAGAACAAAGAGCTCCCGTCAGTAGATGATTTTGTAGTGACCTTAGAGTTTTCAGTAAAGGAAGTTAACGCACTGCTAAACATCCTGAACACACCCAACCAAGTACCAGCGACTACGCTGGTGGCGTTTATTAACTTGATCCAGCAGCAGGCAGGTCCCCAGGTGCAGCAGGCCCAGGACAGCTTGGCGGCGGTAGCAAAGGCACAAGATGAATCTGAAGCAGCTTCTTAAACACGCAGGGGTCAGCAACAACATCATCAAGGAAGTAGAGAAAAAGACAGCAAAAACCAGCGCCCAGATGGAGCAGGAGCACCAGGAAAAGGCACTGGCTATGACCAAGATGATCCTCAATGACGCGCTGAAGTACCGCAAGGAGCACGGCGGCAACACCCCTCCCTCAGCGCCAAAGAAGACAATTATTGTACCGGACGGCATGTAGGGCGGATTTAAGAGCTTTTTTGTATTATTATATATAGGACACGCTGTGAAGCGCTCCGCAGCTGTAAAGAAAGCAAAAGGCCGCCAGGGACGCCTTCATAGAACCCTGGCACTTCACACACAACACACAGGAGATTTACTATGAACCCATTTGAATTACGCTATTCCGTATTCCAGACTGCTAAAGATTTTTTAGAGCAGCAGTACAAGGCCAACCTAGCCGCGTTTGACGCGCTAGACAAGGCAACCAAAAACGCCGCTGAATTGGCACCTAAGTTCCCAACCGTGGAAGAAGTAATCGAGAAGGCAGTAGAGATTAACAAATTTGTTAGCGACGCCAACGAGCGTGAGCTGACCCGTGTCGTTAAACGCGTTAACGGTATCGGTATTACATTTTAAGGAAACCCCATGGCAGCTAAACCCGGCTTGTACGCCAATATCCAAAAAAAGAGAGAACGTATCGCAGCGGGCTCTGGTGAAAAGATGCGCAAGCCGGGTGCCAAGGGTGCCCCTACGGCTAGTAACTTCAAAGAGGCAGCGAAGACTGCAAAGGTAAAAAAATAATGGACGACTTTAAAAAGATGCCTAAGATGGCATGCGGCGGCGGTGTTAAGAAATACAATGAAGGTGGCGATATTGTTGCGGAAGCACGCAAATCAATTCGTGAATCTAACTCAGCTGAAATGCCAAGTCGTTTTGGCTCGTCAAAACCAGGAACAATGATTGTTGACGGTAAAAATACTCTAAGAAATCCGCCCGTTGAAATGCCAAAGTTTAGACAAGGCAACAAAGGAAGTTCTCCAAGCGTATCGGAAACTAAACCATCGACGACCCCCCGTGGCAACCTAGAGCCCCTTAAAAAAGGCGGCAAAGTTAAACGAGGTAACAAGAAATAATGGCAACTAAAAAAAGTGCCCCCTCGCTTGCAATTGGTCGTGGTGAAAAGCTGCCTGCGTCTAAGGGCGCTGGGCTTACCGCCAAGGGCCGTGCTAAGTATAACGCGGCTACTGGCTCGAATTTAAAGGCACCACAGCCCGAAGGCGGCGCTCGCAAGGATTCTTTCTGTGCTCGCATGAGCGGCGTCAAGGGTCCGATGAAGGACGAGAACGGCAAACCAACAAGAAAAGCAGCAGCTTTGAAAAGGTGGAAGTGTGGCAGCTAAGAAATTTAAGTTTACCCCGGACATGGCCAAGACTATTTTAGATCTTGGTATGCAGGGCGCGTCCCAAAAATCCATGTACGCCGCGATCAACATCAGCAAGGCAACAGCCGCTAAATTAAAGCAAGATGATCCATTATTTGCCGAGACCATGGACATGGCCACCACCTACGGCCAGTCGTTTTGGGAGATGATGCTACTAGCAAACATCGACAACAAGGCCTTTAACAGCCGCGTGGCCGAGATTGCGCTCCGTGGTCAATACCCAGACGACTACAAGGACAACCGCGAGGTCAAGGCAACAGTAAAACAAGAGGTTACGATTGATTTTAATAAAGAGATAGGTGATTTGATTACCGCCCTAAAAACCTAACTATTTATTTTTGCAGTAAACCTCAAAAAAGCGAGCATAAACGGCTCGCTTTTTGCATTATTATATGTACGATTAAACAGACTAAAAAGGCTAAAATGACCGCACACGCACTCCTCAGTGCCTCGGGCTCTAAACGGTGGCTATCCTGCACCCCAAGCGCCAAACTAGAGGCAACCCTACCAGAACAAAAACGTGGCCCCGGCGCATTTGACTTTAGTCAAGAAGGCACAACGGCCCACTCACTGGCAGAGGCTAAATTAAGATACCATTTTGGACAAATTGGAACAGAGGAGTATGAAAATGAAGTTAGATCAGTTAAAGAAACACCCTACTACAACGACGATTTCGAGGCTCACGTCGATAGCTACGTTCTATACGTCCGCTCTCAAATCGGTGAGGGCGATACCCCGCTATTTGAACAGCGTGTGGATTTCAGCGACTGGGTACCTGACGGGTTTGGTACTGCAGACGTCGTTATACTTTCAAAGCATTCAATCAGAGTCATCGACCTCAAGTTTGGAAAAGGAATCCCCGTCCACGCGCAAGACAACCCGCAGCTCAGACTCTACGCGCTCGGAGCCTACTCCAAGTTCAAAGAAGAGTACCCAGAGCTTAAAGAAGTCAGCTACACAATCCACCAACCAAGACTCGACAGCATTAGCAGCGATGGCACGACCATCGCCAAGCTCCTCGACTGGGCCAACTACTTCGTCAAACCCAAAGCCAAGAAGGCGTGGAGCGGCGCAGGCGAGTTCCTCCCTGGAGACTGGTGTGGATTCTGCCGCGCAAAAGCGCAGTGCCGCGCCCGGTCGGATTACAACACAGAAATCGCCCGCCAAGAGTTCAAGTCCCCGGCCCTCCTCGACGAAGAAGAAATCAGCGAGGTCCTAGTCAAAGCCCAAAACCTAAGGACGTGGGTTAACGACGTAGAAGAGTTTGCATTGACGCGAGCAGTAGACCAGGGGGTAGTACCGCCGGGCTACAAGCTGGGCACCACGTCAACCCACCGTAAGATCGCTGACAGCGCCCTGGCGGCCACCGTTTTGGTCGAGAAGGGTATGAGCCCAGATTTAATTTGGGAGGCTCCTAAGCTCAAATCGCTGGCCTCATTGGAGAAGATGAACAAGCAGGTAGCGGCCTGGCTAGGCGATCTGGTGCAGCGCCCTGAGGGGACACCAAAGCTGGTGCGCACCAAAGAAGACGCCAAGGAGGACTTCGCATGAGCACCTGGCTAATTGGCGTTATTGGCGTGGTCTACTTTGCGGTGGCGATCGACCAGTTTATTAAGGGTGGTGTCGGGACAGGCATCATGTTTCTTGGATATGCCCTGGGCAATGTAGGATTGGTCATGGTAGCAAAGTAAAGGCACCTATGAAGGTAGAGTACTACGGATCAGAGTTTGAAGTGCCTGAGGTATTAATTAAACAATTTGAAAAAGATTTTGAGGCGTTACCCGGCAGCAGAGACCGACACAGTGTCTACATGCTGCGTGATTCAGTCTACGAGATCCTGGACATTGTCGCAGATGACCCAGAGATGTTGGATGAGAAGGAGTACCGGGAAGACTTTGTTCGGGCACTGGCGATACGGCAGGCAATGAGCACCCTAGGCATTTTGTACGACTCATAATTATTTCACATCGTGAAACAAAAAGTAGTAAGAAGTTTGCATTATTATGTGTACGGGTAGACAGACCAGCCCCGATTGAAGTCTGGTCTTACAGTTAAAAAGGTATATACATCATGGCTACAAAATCAACTAAAATCAAGTTTGTAACTGGTAAGGTACGTTTCTCTTACGCTAACGTCTTCACACCAGGCACCACGCCTAACGGCACGCTGAAGTACTCTGTATCAATCTTGATTCCTAAGACAGACACAGATACCGTGACGCGCTTTAAGAAGGCGTTTGAGGAGTGCAAGGCAGCCAACGCAGCGGTATGGGGTGGCTCGGTTCCTAAGCTCTTAAAAGGCGGCCTGCGTGACGGTGACGCAGAGAAGGAAGATCCAGCATACGCCGGTCACTACTTCATCAACGCCAGCTCCAACGAAAAGCCAGGCATTGTCGACGCTGATCTCAATCCAATCATTGACACCAGCGAGTTCTACTCTGGTTGCTATGGTCGCGCATCGATCACATTGTATCCGTACGATACAAGCGGCTCCAAGGGCATCGCCGCCGGTTTGAACAACGTCCAGAAACAGGAAGACGGCGAGAAGTTTGGTGGCTCGACAACCGCAGCGGCAGACTTCGCAGTATAAGTAGTTGTAGTACCCAGTAGGGCGGCCCGGCGTAGAAACTGCGCTGGGCTTTTTGCCCTTTAATTAACCATATA